CAGGCTCTCAAACCTTAACAAACAAAACACTTACAAGTCCTGTAATCAATACAGGTGTTTCAGGTACTGCAATATTAGATGAAGATGATATGTCTTCTGATTCAGCTACACAATTAGCTACCCAGCAGTCTATTAAAGCTTATGTCGATGCACAAATCTTAACAGAAGATACATTAGCTGAGTTAAACGATACTAACATTACATCGCCTTCTGATGGTGCTTTATTATTTTATGAAGCTACTTCTTCAAATTGGATTGACAATGTAGTATCTGGTGATATTACTATGACAGGTGGTGGTGTTGCAACGATTGCTGCTGGTGCAGTAGACAACGCTATGTTAGCAGGAAGTATTGCTAATGATAAACTTTCAAACTCTACAGTTTCATACGGTGGTGTAAGTTTAGCACTAGGTGCTTCAGATGCTACACCAGCTTTTGACCTTACTGATGCAACGAATTACCCGACAAGTTCTTTAACAGGAACTATAACCAATGCACAACTTGCAGGGTCTATTGCAGTTTCTAAAACTTTATTGACTGCAGGAACAGGTTTAACATTAAGCACTGATACATTATCTGTAGATGCTGCTCAAACACAAATAACTTCTGTAGGTACTTTAGGTTCTTTGACAGTCTCTGGAGACCTTACAGTCGATACAAGCACTTTAAAAGTTGATTCAACTAATAATCGTGTAGGTATTCTAAATGCTTCTCCAGATGTTTCATTAGACGTTGGTAGTGCTACAGATGCTATACACGTACCAAGTGGTACAACAGCTCAAAGACCTACAGGTGCTAACGGTTACTTTAGATATAACTCTGAAGATGCTCAGTTTGAAGGTTATGCTGATGGTGCTTGGGGTGCTATTGCAGGTTCAGGTGGTGGTGGTTCAGCTATTGAACCTCAAATCTTTGCAGGTGATGGTTCAACTGTAGACTTTACACTGACTTCAGCACCTACAAGTGAAAACAATTTACTTGTGTTTATTGATGGTGTTTTCCAAGCACACGATAGCTACAGTGTTTCAGGTACAACTTTAACGTTCTCTACAGCTCCGGCTAATACAAGAGTCGTTACAGTCTACCATGCACGAAGCAGCATTAGTGGTTCTAATATGATTGTTGACACTATGACAGGTGACAACAGTGATACAACCTTAACACTGTCTGTAGCTCCTGTAAGTGAGAACAACGTTCAAGTATACTTTGATGGAGTTTATCAGAGCAAAGCTAACTATAGTATCTCTGGAACTACCTTAACATTCTCTACAGCCCCTGCAACTGGTGTAGCTGTAGAAGCTATTACACATACGCAGACAACAATTAACGAACCGGCTGCGAATACTGTAACACCTGCTAAGATTGCAGCAGGTGATTTCTATTTTGATACTGATACACTTTATATAGATGCTACAAATAATAGAGTTGGTATTAATACTACAAGTCCTGCACACCCATTAGATGTTACAGGTGCAGTACGAGCAAGTTCTGGCTATTATGTTGAGGGCAATACAGGTGGTGGTTTTTTATGGGTAAGTGACAATGAACCATTAAGATTTGGTACAAATAACTCAGAACGTGTAAGGATTAGTGAGACTGGAAATATGCTTGTGGGTACTACTTCTAATTCAAGAAGCAGCCGAGCAGTAATATCTGGCACTGGTGGAGATGTTTTGCAATTAATTGGCGGTGCAAGTGGAAAGATGGGTTTATATATAACAGGGTCAACTTCTACAAATCATATTTATTGTGATAACACAAGTACTGCACAATTTTATGTAGTGCGTTCAAATGGTAATTATTATTTTGAAGGCTCTGCTGTTTCAGACAGAGATTTAAAAGAAAACATTAATGATATTCCTGATGGGTCTTTAGCGTTAATAAATGGATTAACACCTAGAACATATAACTTTTTAGCTTCAGAAAATTTTAGCACAAACACAAAAACTGGTTTTATTGCACAAGAAGTTGCAGAAGTTATTACAGAAGGTAATGTGGCTACAGGAACAGATGGTCAAAAAGATATGGCTGTGGATACCACTGGTATAGTTGCACATTTAGTTAAAGCCATGCAAGAACAACAAGCATTAATAGAAGCACAGGCTACAACCATTACAGACTTAACAACCCGAATAGAAACACTGGAGAACGCATAAGATGGCAACAACTAAAGAGTTAGAAGCTAGAATCACAGCACTGGAGAGCTAAAATGGTTGAGATACCCATGATAGTCTGGAACATGATAATAACATTGGTGTTCGTACCAATCTTAAACAGCATACGTGTCAACACTCAAGAACTTAAAAGACTCGAAATACTTGTCAATAAGACACGTGAAGAGATTGCAAAAGAGTATGTCACTAAAATAGAGCTAAAAGATGATATGTCAGTCTTAATGGAAAGAATGGATAAAATCAGTGAAAAGCTTGACAAATTGTTTGAAGTTAAGTAAAATAGGTATATAGGAAATAAGAATGTCAAAAAGAAGAAATAGAAAAAGAAGTTCATCAGAAAGACAAGACTATCGTAAAGGTGGTAGAGTTGGTTATCAAGAGGGTGATATTGTTCGTAATATGCGAACAGACCTAGATCGTGAAGAAATAGATAGACAAAGAACTCAAAGAGAACTTGAGAATCAACCTGATATAAACATTGGTGGTGGTATGCCTTCAAACATACAAGCACCGACAATGCCTAATATTCCCGGTGGTGGAGGTAGTCCTTCATTAGAAACTAAACCTGCTACAGAACCTACTCCAGCACCTTCTCCTGCTACTGATGAAGAATTAGCAGCAGCAGAAGCTGAACGTATTAGAGGGTTAGATGAAGCTAAACAACAAGAAGAGTTTAGTCAGGAACGGGGAGCTAGAATAATTGAAACAGGAAAACAAGCTCAAGCAATTGCTAGAGGTGAAATACCTGAAGGTGCTATACCAACAGCTAAAATAGAAGCAGTTCCAACAGGACCAGAATATGAAGCAGAAGCTTTACAACTTGCACAACGTAAAGGAGTTACACCAGAGTTTGTAAAAGAAATAGGCTTAGAAAATGTTCAAACAATGAAAGACATTTCTAGAGCTGCAACTCCAGAAGAATTACAAGCTGCAAGAATGGAAGCTTTTCAAGTTACTGAAGCTCCAGAAATTGCTGTAGCTGAAGGTGAGATTACAGAAGATGCTCTTGCAAAAGCTGCAGGTGTAGAAAGAGTAGCTCCCATAGAAGGTGCACAGGTAGAAATTATACCCGGAGCATTAACTGAAAGAGTTATAGGGACGATTAGTCCTGAAGCTAAATCTCAAGCAGCTATAAATGCTGGAAGTTCTTTATCACGTATTACAAGAGCTAAAAAGCAATTAAAGAATGCTGGACTAAGTGATGCAGATATTACAGAATTGGGTAACGACCCAGAAACTTTAGAAGCTAGACTAGCTGATTTTAGTGAAGCTGAAAGAGGTATCATTGAAGGATTACCAGAAGAAGCCTTAGTATCTAATCAGTTAGATAGTTTATTAAAAGGTATTGAAGAGGGTGAAGTTCCTACATGGGCAGCACCTGCTGTAGCTAGTGTTGAACAAATGTTAGCCCAACGTGGTATGTCAGCATCCACTGTAGGTAGAGATGCCTTGCTCAATACTATTATACAAGCTGCAATGCCTTTAGCACAATCAAATGCTCAAGCTATACAAGCAAGTGTAAGTCAGCAAAAAACTATAGAAGCTCAAGAAGCAGAAGCTAATGCTGCAAGACAACAGCAAACAGCATTAACAAATGCTTCGCAAGTTTTTCAAATGGATATGGCTCAGTTTAGTTCTGACCAACAGATAGCACTTTCAAATAGTAAGTTCTTACAAACTGTAGGAATTACCGAAGCTAATTTAGATCAACAAGCTACCATTCAAAATGCTGTACTAATGTCTCAAGCTAATTTAGCTGAAGCAGACTTTTATCAGAAATCTCAAATACAAAATGCTCAAGCATTCTTAACAATGGATATGCAAAACTTGAGCAATCAACAACAAGCAAACGTATTAAAGGGTCAACAAGAACAGCAAAGATTGTTAAGTAATCAAGCTGCAACAAATGCTGCGAGACAGTTTAATGCTGCTAGTGAAAATCAAACACAGCAGTTTATGGCAAGTTTGAATACACAGGTTAATCAATTTAATGCATCTCAAATGAATGCAGCTAAACAGTTTAACGTACAACAACAAAATGCTGCAGAAGCTAGACGTATTGCTAATGAGTTAGAAATTAACAAAACAAACGCTGCAATAATAAATCAAGCTAAACAATTTAATGAAACAATTGATTTTCAACGAGAACAATTTAATGTTCAAAATGCACAGGCAATTCAACAATCAAATGTTGAGTGGAGACGTAAAGCCAATCTAGCAGATACTGCTGCAAAAAATGCAGTGAATCAACAAAATGCTCAGAATGCATTTAATCTATCATCACAAGCACAAGCATTTTTATGGCAAGAGCTTAGAGATCAAGCAGATTATGATTTTAGATGGGCAACAGATACAGCAAATAGAAAAACTCAAGCTATGATTGCTGCTGCTAGTTCAGAAGGCGATGCAGCTAAAAACTGGTCTAGTAATTTTAACAACGCATCAGCTACCGTTGATCGAATATTTGGTACAGGAGATTAAGAATGGGAATATTATCTAAAGCTTGGAAAGGCTTGAAAAAAGGTGTTAAAAAAATAGCACGTGGAATTAAAAAGGTAGTAAAAAAAGTTGGTAAAGCTTTTGGTAAACTTGGAATAGTTGGTCAACTAGGTATGATGTTTTTAATGCCTTATGCTTTTAAAGGTCTTCAGGGTATTTTTGGAAACTTTGCAGGTTCTCAATCAGGTACGTGGGCTAACAAACTATTATCAAGTAATAATGTAGCTTCAAAAGCTTTAGGAAGAACAATGGATATTATTCATAAAGCTGGTACTGGTGTTGGTAATATTTATAAAGGAGTAACTGAAACTATTGGTAATGCATTTGAGTCTACTAAAGAATTTTTTGGAATTACTAATGATGCTGATGTATTAACAAAAGTAGATAGTGAAGTTACTAAAGGTATAGATGCTCAAAAAATTATTGATAAAGGATTAGGAAAGAAAACAGATGCACTGGCTGATGTTACAGGATTAACAGATGTATCTGGTTTTAAAGGAACTAATTTTAGTTTAGAAGATTCATTATTAGCTGGTAAATCTAAAGAGCCGGGATTCTTTGATAACATAAATATATTTGACAAAGATTCTGCAATTAGAAAAGATATTGCAAGTTTTGATGCCTATGATTATGGTAAGAAGGCGGTTCAATCTTCAGTTACAGATGCAGCTATTGGTGGATTAAAAGCAGCCGGTACTCAAAAAGTAGCAGAAGCTCTTGGTTATAAACAACCTGATGCTGCTGATTATGTTTCTATAAATATACCATCTTTAATGGCAATGAGTTCTCAAAATCCATCTGTTTTTGATACAGTTGATTTAACACTTTCTCAAGGTGGTAATAGTTTCATGGGAGGGGCTTTAGCCAATCAATCATATGTTAATGATTTATTATCTGATGGAACATCTGCGTATGAATCTTATATGAAAAATTTTCAACGTCAAGTCTTTAAACCTATTGGACTAGCAGGATAATATTATGGAAAGATTACCTTTTGAACAACACGATGCAGTAGGAATTGATGCATTAGCAGAAAATACCGGCAGACCTATACCGGGGCAAAGTTTAACAAATAGTCCTGATGAATCTTATCCTTGGGAGAGTCCTCCAGAATTTACAAACTTTAAAGATGCTTTAGAATATATTACAGATAAGTTATTGGTAGAAGAAAATTATATGCCGATGATGCAGTCTGTCAGTGATGGAGTTCCTTTATCAGATATAACTACACAGTTATTATATGTTGGTTTTAGAGAAGGTAAATGGAATCCTGATTTATTATTGTTATTAGTTGAACCAGTTATGTATGTGTTAATGGCACTTGCTGAAAAAGCTGATATACAATATGTTTTATATGGGGATGAAGAAGAGGAAGAAGAACCAGAGACAGATTTAGAAAGTAAAAAAGCTAAAAATATTCAAGAGGTTGCAAGAGCAAAACTTGGTAATATGTCTGAGGTGCCACAAGGAGCATTACCTACTGACATTGCACAACAGATACAAAGTTTAGATATAGGTCCGGGATTGTTAGAAAAACAAAATCCACCAACAAATAATAGTTTATTAGAAAAGGTACAATAAAATGGCAAGATATGATGTAGATGAACAACTACAATTTGTTCAAGGACAACTAGATACAGCTAGAGAAAGAAGAGAGCAAACAGCTAAAGAGCAAGAAAAATTTTCTAAGAAATTATTACTTGCTGATACTGTAGTTAAAGGAGCTACTTCTTTTTTAAATAATAGAGCAGATCAATTAGATGCAGCAAATGCACCTGCGAAAGCTAAGTATCAAAGTTATATAAAAGATGCTAATGATACTTTAACATATTGGGATACAGTTACAAAAAATGGTGGTAAAAGTTATTTACAAAAACAAATATTTAATACGTATTTAGAAGCTGCAAAAAATGAAAGACCTTTTGATGAAGTAAAAAATATTCAAAGCTGGTTAAATGAACAAGCTGAAGCTAAAGCCAACGATCTGTATGGTTCATTAGAAAAGAAAGCATTAGAAGCTAGAGACGTACCAACTTTAGAAGAGTTTATAGAAGGTTATGAACAATTTTCTAAACAAGCAGCTCCTAGAAGTTTATTTGGTGCAGCAGTCAAAGGTTTTAAAAATATTATAGGAGTCGAAACTCCAGATACTTTAGACTATAAAAAGAAAGTAGCTAAAGATAAAGTGTTTGATGCTCCTATGTTTAAAGAGATTAGAGAGTTTAAAGAAGTTGCTGAAACTTATGATAAGCTAGGATATGATACACCCGGTTTAATTGCTAAAATGAAAGAACAATACAAAGATGGTAAGGAGATTGGTAAAAAAATTAAAAGTCAAGAAACAAAAACTATAAGTTATAACTCTTCACCGGGAGTTGTCACAAACGATATACTATCAGTTATTACGTATGAAGATGGCTCAACAAAAGCTGATGTAATAAATTCTTCTAAAAATTACAATGATAGTTTAATGTTAGACTCTAGTACTGAGCTGTCTTTTGTAGCTAAGATTAAACCTGAATTTCAAGATCAAGTGGTAGATATTTTAAAAGACGGAGGAAAGGGTGTTGCTTTAAAGACGAATATTTCTAAAGCCTATTCTTTTGCATTAGCAAATAATGCTTTAAAAATAAATTTAGATGATACTAAAAAAGCTAACGAAATTATTGATTCGTTATATCAAGATATACTACAGGGTAAATTTACAAAAGATGGTATACCAATGGCTATGTACGATCAAGAAAGTAAGATGTTTAAAGTGTCACCAGAGTATAGTTCAATTGCTAAAAAAGAAGGATGGGATGCTGAAACATTCAGACAAACTCAACTTAATCAGCTTGGTATAAACTATACAGTTAATCAAGTTAAACAATCAGGAGACACAGAAACCACTAAATTAAATACTATTGAGTCTCAAATTACAGACCCAACAAAGTTAAAACAATATAATGATTTAATTGAAAATCCTAATACATTATTAGCTAAATTTACATTAACTCAAACTAAAGATAAAACAGGTATTGTAGATATTACTGATGGAAAACCGGTAGAACTTTCTAAATTTTTCCCTAATATTATTGAAGGCACAGGCATTATACAATATGACACCGATACATCAGAATATTTTATCGAAGCTTCTGAAGGAGATTTGAGTCGTAAATTTAATGTTATAAATATTGCTGGTGGTGATACTGGTGGTAAATCTGAAACTGGAGAACCTATAAATATATCTGAAAAGTATAAAATAGATGAAGATACAATAACTAAGTTTAAAAATGTTAAGCCTAAAATAGGTGGTGTTACTCAACAAGCTCCGGGTAGAGAAGACCCAATTGATTTGGTAACAGATGAAATGTTAGTGAATGCAGGTTATATTACAGAAGATGAAAAAAAATATGACCCATTTAAAAAAATATATTTTAGAAGAAAATTTTTAACAGATTTATATAAAGACTTAAACATTTAAAAGGTTCTATGGCTTATCAAAAAGATAACGATAAAGAATTTATCGAATACATTCGTTCAACAGTCGACCCGACTTTTCAACTTTCAAAATCCGATGCAATTAAATATGCTGCCAAAATGGGAGCTAGTGATTCATTGCGTGGTATTGCTCAGTTTGGGGCAGGTCTATTTGGGATGGAAGATGCTACTGAAGAATTAAAAAGAAAAGATAGAACTCTTCAATCCATCTTAGATAATCCTGAATATGGTACTGAAGCTATGACAGCTTTCTTAGGTTCTGCAGTTGTTGCAGACCCTGTAGGTTATTTGCCTATTGTAGGAGCATATAAAAAAGCTAAGAATGTATGGCAACTTGCAAAGTATGGGGGTATGGCTGGTGGCTTCCATGCAGGGATGGGATATGTTAGTGAAGAATCACCGGGTTTAATTGGTGAAAAACAAAGTAGATTAGAAAATATTGCTATTGGTGCTACAGCCGGTACTGCACTTGGTGGACTTGGTGGAGCAGCTTTAGAAGGTATAGCAAAGATTAGAGGTAAAGAGGGATACTTTAAAAAGGCTGATGAAATTGAAATGCCTAAAAAGACTGCCGAAGATGAGTTAGAAGAGTTAGAACAGGTAATAATTAATGACCAACCACTAACGGTAGGTAGAAGAGTTATTGCTCCAGATCGTAAAAACGTAGGAACTATTATACAAATAGATGATGAAGGATTTGCAACTTTACAATTTGTTAGTAAAGAAGGTGCAACTGCTACTAAAAAATTTCCACTAGATGAATTACAACCTCCAAAAACTGGAGAAGCTAAGAAAAGTCCTGAAGGGGCTGTAGCTGAACCGAGTCAATCACCAAAAGAAGTTGTCTTTGTGGTAGATAGAAAATCAAATTCTAAGACATGGTTGTACAAAACAAAAGATCAAGAAACTAAAACACTTTACACAGTTCAAAAAGCTATTGACGAGCAAGGTGAAGTTATTGAAAAGCAGTGGGAAGTTACTATACAACCTACACTACGTGGTAGAAAAAGAGGAGAAAGTATAGCTGATTTTAATAGAAGAAAAAAACAAGCTGTGCAGACTAGAATTTTTGGTAGTAAAGAAAAAGCTACTCAATTTGTAAGAGAGTCAATTAATCCACCAACTGTTAGAAAACAAAAAGATATTGCAGAAGAAGTAAAACCTGTAGAAGGTCGACCTATTCAAGAAGATGTTGAGAAAAAGATTGTTGAAAAAAAAGTTCAAGAGGTTTTTTCTGAGCAATCAGATGAAGGTTTATCTATGAAAGATAGTGTTGTCAAATTCTATCAAGATAAATTTGGTATAGCTTTAAAAAATAAAATGTTTGATAATTGGGGTTCTGCTCTTACAGGGTCTGCATCTGGTATTGCTGGATATAACTCTGTAGATGACCCAAATGCTACAGCACTTGAAAAGTTTGGTATGGGTTTTATAGCTGGATTAGCAGGTGCTGGTCTTACAAAAGGACTAGGCAAAATAAAAGTTGGTGATGATGCGTTAGCAGAACACATGGGAAGATTTTTAATTGATGATTATGGTTTATCTTCTGATTATAAATTACTTAGAAGACAATTACAAGTAAATAAAAATAGCATTGGTCAACAATTTTTAGATGTTGCATTAGAAGCAAACGAAAAACTAGAAGCACCTCAAAGAAGATTATTATATCATTTAATGACAGGTAATTTAGATTCGATAGATGATTTGGCTGAAGAAGGAATTGAGATTAATTTAAAAGGTAGAAAGCTTATTCAAGAAATGGGTCAAAAATATGTTGATCTAGGTTTGTTAGATGAAGCCACTTTTAATAATAATATTAATACATATTTACATCGAAGTTATGTTAAACATTTAAAAAGTCCTAAAGGTAAAAAACTCTTTGATTCAATGAGACAGGTAAGTCTTGCTGGAAATGAATTAAGACCTAGAGGATTAGTTGAAGAAATATCTGAGAGTGCATTTAATAAAGCAGGTTCTAAATGGAAAACTCAAGGCTGGGAAGTTATTGGAGAACCTTCTGCAGGTAAAGTAAAAATACGTAGAGACTTTACACCAGATGAAAGAAAACAAATGGGTGAGATTGAAGATGCATCTTTTGCAATTGCAGAAACAGGTAGATTAATGGCTAATGATATAGCTACTGCAAAATTCTTTAGAGACTTATCAAATGATTCAAGATATGCTATAACTAAAAAATCTTGGGAAGCTAAAGGAAAACCTGAAGATTTTATACAAGTTCCAAATACAACACTAAGAGGAACAACTGTTAAGTCTTATGGAGAATTGGCTAACAAAGAAATGTATGTGCATAAAGATGTTATGCGTGATATTAGTCGTATGGTTAAAATGACTAACGAAAATGTAGGTATGGAAGATGCCTTAAAAAAATTTGATAAAATGCAATCAATTTGGAAAAAATCTAAAACAGCTTGGAATCCAGCAGTACATGCTAATAACGTTATGTCTAACTTGGTACTTTTAGATTTTGCAGATACATCATATTCATTTTTACCTAAAGCAGTTTCTGAATTACGTAAAGGAAATAACTCAGAGTTCTTTAGACTTGCCAGAGAGCAAGGTGTATTTGATGTTGATATTGTAACAAAAGAATTACGTGATACAAGTGGAGCTATGGAACAAGCCTTGGCTAAGATTACTGATGCAGATAGACCATCTCAAATGTTAGGTTATTCTACAGACATGTTTAATTCAGCTAGGAAAGCTAAACAGGCTACCCTTGGTAATCTTGAAAATCTTTATCAACTTGAAGATCAAGTATTTAGAATGGCTGTGTTTATGGATAGAATAAATAAAAAGATGGATGTCACTGAAGCAGCTTTAGATGCAAGAAAATGGTTTATTGATTATGATATTAATGCTCCAGCAATTAACTTTTTAAGAAGAACAGCTACTCCTTTCTTATCTTATACATATAGGATTGTACCATTACTAGCTGAAACAGCAGCATTAAGACCTCACAAGTTTGCAAAGTGGGCAATGATTGGATATGGTTTAAATGAATTAGGTAAACAAGTAGGAGGAGGAGACCCAGAATTAGAAAGAATTACCATGCGTGAAGAACTTTCTAAAACTTTATGGGGTGTTCCATATATGCCACCTACTACTATTAGAATGCCTTTTAATTCTAATGATGGCGATTCTCAATATTTAGATATTAGTAGATGGATACCGGGTGGAGATATTTTTGAAGAAAGAGAAAAAGGAGTACCCGGTATTCCAGCTCCACTACAACCTAGTTTTGGTTTGTATGGTGATATTTATAATGTTGCAGTAGCTAGAACCGACCCATTTACTGGACAAGAAGTTGAAGGATTGGGTGTGGGGGAAGATATGAAAGCGATTGCAAAAGGTCTTGTTAAACGATTAACTCCTAATGTAGCTATTATACCCGGCTCATATGCCTACGAAAAAATGAGACGTTCTTTTAGAACACAAAAAGGATTTGAAAAAGGAGAGTTAATACCCGGTTCAAAATATGCAACAGAGTATAGTCCTTGGGAAGCTTTTGCTTATACTATGGGTATTAAACTTAGACCACAAGACCCAACAGTTAATCAAAAAATAAAAGAAATACAACTTAATAAAGATTTAAAAGAAGTTGAAGGTTTAGTTTACAAAGCTAGAAAAGATTTTGAAAAGGGTGATATATCTTACAAGCAAAGAGAACAAGCTTTTAAAGATGCTGAATTAAAACGTATTCAAATTATTGCTGAATGGAATGCTTATATGAGACTTTATAATCAAGCATTAGGTAAAAAAGTTAAAAGAATTGAAAGAGAGCAACAAGCTAAAGGTGGTATAGTCGAAGGAGAAGACAACGTACCCTTTACTAAAGAAGACCCAGCAGATAGAGTTGACCCTTTCACTGGTGAACCTTACCAAGAACAAATGGATAGGTTAGGTTTTGATAAGGGTGGTCGTGCTGACGAATATAAAAAAAAATTAAATGAACTAGAAAATTATATTTCACAAAATCGTTTAGTTTCTAAAGAAGCTCAGATGAGTTCTATGAGTGGAGAAGGTTATAGTGACCCTCGTTTTATTAAAACAACTGGAAATGAATTAATTGATAAGTATGGGATGCAGCCTTTTCCAGCAGAAGGTAGTGGTAGAATATTATCTACAAAAGAACTGGGAATGAGGGGAGAAGATTCTTTAATAAACCCTTCTCAAAAAGGAACTTTTAACTCAGAAACAGATGTAATACAATACAAAGATATAACAGGAATACTTCCTTCACACACTCCTGAAAGAACACAGATACATGAAATTGTACATAGAGCAGCTCATAGAAGTGGGTGGTTAGATAATTTTTATAAGGATAAAAACTTAAAAAAAATAGCTCCTAAAGTAACTGGTGCTAGAGGTAAACAATTAACACATATAATTAATGAAGGTTTAGCTCACTCTTATGATCATACGCTTACTAATAAAAAAATAGATTCTGAAGAATTAAAAGAACAAATTAAATTTAGAGTTTCTAATTATAATATAAGAGATGATTATAAAGACAGAGTAGCAAAAGAAATTTTTGAAAGTTTACCAGTATTACAAGAAAACTTTGAACAATACTTAAAAAATAAAGAAAAATAATATGAATATAGAACAATGCAAAGCAGAAATTAAACGACACGAAGGCGAAGTCCTAGAGATTTATATGGATAGTTTAGGCTATAAGACTCTAGGAGTTGGTCATCTATGTCAACCTAATGACCCTGAATATGATTGGGAAGTCGGTACACCTGTACCACAAGCAGTTGTAGATAGATACTACACGATAGACTTTGATAAGCATTATGCAGAAGCCATACATGTGTTTGGAGACAAAGAAGCTTTTTATAAACTACCTGAAAAGATACAGCACGTGTTAGTCAATATGTGTTTTAACTTAGGTGGTACAAGACTTTCAAAGTTTCGTAACATGTTGAAAGCTTGTAGAGAACACAACTGGAAAGAAATGTCTGCTCAAATGCAAGACAGTCGTTGGTTTACTCAAGTGGGTAGACGTAGTATTGAACTACAACAGATTGTTCTCGATCAAATATAATGCTACTCTATACAGAGAAACAATTAGACAAAGCTTACAGAATAGATTGTAAAGCTCGTACAATTTGTAACGAGCCTTGGATACAACGAGAAGATTTTAGACCACTGTATGAAGACCTTATAGAGTCTTATATGATTGCATACAACGAAGATGATATACTTGGTGCAGATGTACCAGAGTATCTATTAGATTCTATAAACGATTTACTTGAATCAACAATAACACTAGGAGACTAAGATGAAAGGACTATTAAAAAATATAGTAGGTGCAGTAGCACCAACACTAGGTACTGCATTAGGTGGACCAATGGGTGGTATGGCTGCAAATATGATAGCAGATGTACTAGGTTGTCCTAATAATCCTAAGTCCATAGAAAAAGCTGTGGCTGAAGCTACACCAGAACAAATGTTAGAACTTAAAAAAGCTGAGAATGCTTTTGCAGTTCAGATGAAAGAGCTTGATGTGGATGTGTTTAAACTAGAAGTGGCTGATGGACAAGATGCTCGTAATAAGTTTAGTAAAGACTGGACTGCACGTATTATGGGTATAGCTGTGGTTGGTGGATTTATGGGATATATATTCTTAGTTACATTACAACCACCCGAGCAAAACTCTGAAGCACTTATTAACTTAGTGCTTGGTTATCTTGGTGGTCTAGCAAGTGCAGTCATATCATTTTACTTTGGAGCTTCTAACAGCCCAGACAAATGAACGATTTCGTAAGCCTTATAAATGAAGTAGGCTTTCCCATTGCAGCAGCTTTAGGGTTAGGTTTGTTCATTTGGAAGCTTATCAATAGAATCATTGACGGTATGGAAACTAAGCTTGAAACTTTAGATGATAAAGTTCAAACAAGTTTAGACACTATGGAAGAACGAGTATCCACAAAACTTGATAGTCAGTATGGTATTATTGTAGCTTTGATTGATAGAGTCAGAGCTTTAGATAATCAAAGTATTAGACAAGATGTGTTACTTAAAACTTTATTAGGTGTTCCTAACTTAATAGATATAGACAAATTAGCAAAGGCAGATAGAGACGATCAGAGAAAAGATTAATGAAACTTAAACCAACATTTAGCAGCGAAAGGTCTATAAGGAATTGTTATTTCTGTATTACCTTTTGGTCTTTGTTATGTGTATTTTATTCTATACAAAGCATTTCTGATGAGATGGTACACAAGTTTAAAAGTCCTAGCTTTAGCGGTATCAATACATCTAGTCATTACTTAACCATTGAGAACCAAGAAGCTAGTAGAAAAGAAGCTATTAAAGCAGAAGTAAAAGCTTATCAAGAAGAGTTAGAAAGAGAAGCAAACAATACAACTCTTGCACGGTTTATACGAAATTTAGAATCAAGAATCTATGCCCAGCTATCAAGACAGCTCGTAGATAATTTATTCGGTGAGACACCAGCCACAAGTGGAGTCGTAGAATTAGAAGGAAATACTATTGAATACGAAACAGACGGTGAGTTTGTTACTTTAAAAATTACAGATGCAGATGGGAATACTACAGAAATTACTTTACCTATCGGTTCTTTTACTTTCTAGTTGTACGTTTAAATACGATGGGTTGCTCACCTCTGGAGGTGCACCTAACATTGTAATTAAAGATTCTAAAATTTTACAATTACAATCAACAGAACTTAAAAACTTACCGGCAGCTCTGACACAGCCGACAGTGGCTGTCTATCCTAATAGTTTTAAAGACTTGACAGGGCAGCGTAAGAGCAACAGTACGTTTGCTTTATTTAGTACAGCAGTAACACAAGCTCCGGAAGCATATCTTATCAGAGCTTTAAAACATGCAGCAAATGGAAAGTTTTTTAAAGTTGTAGAACGTGTAGGCTTAGATGATTTAACAAAAGAACGTCAGCTTATACGTAGTACAAGACAAGAGTTTGAAGAAGAACAGAAACTAAAACCTCTGCTATTTGCAGGGTTATTAATTCAAGGTGGTGTTGTTAGTTATGATACTAATATAACAAGTGGTGGTGTTGGAGCTAGATACTTGGGTATTGGTAGTAACAAACAATACAGAGAAGATACAGTCAATGTATCGTTAAGGTTGGTATCTGTATCAACAGGTGAAGTTTTAATGGAGGTGTTAGTCTCTAAGAATATTTTATCTGCTGGTATTTCACAAGATGTATTTAGATTTATTGAAATGGGTACAGAGCTTGTAGAGATTGAAGGTGGCTTCACAGAGAACGAGAGTGTATCTATTGCTTTACAAAGAGCTATAGAGACGGGGGTATTAAATATAATTAAAATAGGTATCGAGAGGGGATATTGGAAATATGAAAAGATTAATTAGTTTAACTGCATTATTGGCTATGGTGGCTGTAGCTGATAATGAGATTTATATAAATCAGAGTGGAGCCACAGCAAATCTTGATTTAGAACAACTAGGTTCAAGTAATATTATAGGTGGTACTTCAGCGACTTCAGGGTCAATGACACCACTTGATTTAGATGGTGGAACTATGACACTAGACATCAATCAGATTGGTGATAGTAATAAGTTTTTAGGGGACATCACAGCCGATAACTTCACAGGTTTATTTGAGTTTGATGGTAGTAGTAATACTTTTAACATACAAGTAGACCCTACCAATACTTATGGTGCTGATGGAAGTAATCTTAATATTGATGTAACAGGGAGTAGTAATACATTTAATTATGACCAAGCTACTGCTGACTTGGCAAGTACTTTAGACTTAGACTGGATTATTCAAGGAGATAGTAATACGTTTACTATTGATATTGATTATGATTTAGCAACTAACTACATTGATGTTGATGGTGATAGTAATACTTTAACCTTAGATGCTGATGGAGCTGATGGTGGTTATTTTTATCTAGACCAAACAGGAAATTCAAGAACATTTAACATTCAACAACAGAGTACATTAGCAAATGATTGGTTACGCATCGATTCGACAGGCAACGGTGGTACTGTTTGTGTCATTCAAAATGATGGTGGCACCTCTTTGGGCTGCTGATAACATAGGAAATATCACAGAGCTAAAAGGCTCTGCTAGGGTAGTTAGAGATACACCACAGGAAGCTGCCCTAGAAGCTCCTATACTCTCGTATGACAACGTAGAAACATCTAATGGTCGTATGGCTATCACTTTCATAGATGATACGCTGATAAGGCTCACAGAACATTCCCAAGTTTTAATAGATGAGTTTGTATTTGACCCTGACCCAGAGAAATCTAAGATGGCTCTTAACTTTGCAAAGGGTACAGCTAGGTTTGTCACTGGAAAGCTTAACAAAGTTTCAAAAAAGAATATAAAAATTAGAACCAACAGTGCAATTGTTGGTATAAGAGGAACAGACTTTACCATTACTGTGGATGAACTCGGTAGGTCTTTGGTTATACTTCTACCTAATCCTGATGGTACTTCAAGTGGAGAGATAACAGTCGAAACTGCAATGGGTTTGGTTGTTCTTAATAAACCATTTGAATCTACGGTGACTAATGTCTTTGAACAAGCACCAACAAAACCTGTCATACTTGATTTAACTCTAGACTTAATCGACAACATGTTGATTGTCAATCCTCCTGAAAGAACTCAAGCATTATCTGACGATACATCAACTCAAGCAAGTAATGTTTTAGATGTAGATTTGTTAGAGTTTGATGAGCTTGAAAAAGATTATCTAGCTGAAGATGATTTAGAGTTTACCGAGTTAGATGTAAACTTTTTAGATGTAAACTTTTTTGAAGATATGCTCAAGGTTGTAGATGAGCTAGATAAATTAAATGATGATGAATTGAATCAACAAAAGACTGTGACTCGTGTAGTAGGTACAGCTTATGGTCAAGATACTACTACTCAAATTATTACGTTGGTACAGGGTGAATTGATAAGCTTGACCCGAAGCGTAGAACAATCAGTAAAGGTTGATCTAGACTCCGGTCAAGGCTATACCGTTATCTTTATTCAGAATGGTATCTCTAACACAGTTAAGATAAATGGTGGTGGAGATTCTGTTATAAAGATTACTCAAGGAAGTTAATTACTTAAGTACGTTTAACTCTCTTTGAAAATAATTATGTAAGTCTCCCATCTTTAACTTACCATTACGTAGGATAGTTTTTATAACATCTCTTTCATCAGGTGGAAATATTTCATCCACCATATCCTCTGGTAACATACTAAACTCTGTAACGATATCATTGTTACGTGTAAGAAGCACTTTAAAACTTACTAAGTTCGCTTCACTTTTATTAACCATTATCACTCTCCAAGTTTGCAAAGGTTATTTTATCCTGTCTACCACGTAGTCCTGCTTTCATATAAGAAGTAGCACGACCTTCAAAGAAGTTCTGATGTTCAACACCCATCACTTCATCCAACCAACCTAGAGGATTCTCACGTTGGTCATAGTTTGTTTTTAATCCTAACTGTAGTAATCTTCTATCGGCTATGTATCTATTGTAAGCATACATATCTTTCTTGGTAAGACCTTCAAGGTCTCCCATATCAAACACTAGGTCTAAGAATTTATCTTCTAGTGTTACCATCTGTCTACAAATCTCGTAGAGTTCTGCTTTAAAATCATCTGTCCAGATATCTAAGTTCTCTTGTATAAATTCTCTGAACAACTTAGTCATAGCTTCAACGTGCATAGACTCATCACGTATAGAGTAAGTAACTATCTGTCCCATACCTTTCATCTTACCGAACCTTGGAAAGTTTAACAAGATTGCAAAGCTTGAGAACAACTGTAGTCCTTCTGTAAAAGCTGAATAGACTGCTAAAGTTTTTGCAATACTTTTCTTATCAGACTTAGTTGTCTTAATCTTATGTACGTACTCGTGTTTATCTGCCATCTCTTCGTACTCTGCAAAAGCTTTGTACTCTATCTCAGGCATACCAACTGTATCAAGTAATAAACTGTAGGCATGTTGATGAATAGATTCCATGTTAGCAAAAGAACCCATCATCATTCTAGCTTCAGGCTTTCTAAAGATACGCATGTATCTATCAACATAACCTGCACCTACATCTACATCAGACTGCGTAAACAATCTAAAGATTTGTGTTAGTAAATTCTTTTCTTTCGAGTCTAACTCTTGCCAATCTTTAACATCTGTATGTAATGGTACTGACTCCGGCATCCAATGCATTTGGTTTTGTAAGACATAGTAGTCAAACATCCAAGGATTATCGAATGGTTTGTAGTAATCTCTCGTGTCTAATAAGCTCATCTGTTCTCCTTGTTAAATCTCTTAACTAAATATTTTAAATTTTCAATTACGTATCCTGCGTAATCTTTTGTTTTTGCGAATGGATTATTATTTTCATCACAATAATCTAACCACATCCTACTTGTAAAGCCAGAAAACTTCTGACTAAACACCTTATCAAATTCTGATTGTTTCATATTAATCCTTTGGTAAATAAACGATAACAGCAGAATTACATTTAGGACAACTTAAATTAGTTTCCATAATATACTCATCATTCTCATCTTCTATGTCGTGATCTCCACCCCATATTAATTGTGTTCCACAATGCCAACAATCCATATCAACCCTCACAAGCTATACATTCAGCATCATCTAATTTAATACGCTGAACTTTAATGTTTACGTTCTCTGCATTTCTAGCAGCATTAGTTCTAAAGTAATACAAAGACTTTAGTTTGTTCATGCCATACCAATGTACATCATTAACATACTGCATATACTCATCGTGTACTTCCTGTGGCTCGGTGGCTGTAGGTATAGTAAAGAATAGATTAACTGACTGTGCTTGACAAATAAACTCTTGACGTTTAGCTGCATGTTCAACAATCCAAATCTGATCTATTTCATTGGCTGTTTTAAATATGTCTTTCTCTTCGTCTGTGAAGACATGTCCCATGTGTTGTATTGAACCTTCGTTTGCTGCTATGTCTTTCCACACTAGCTCAAGTTCTTTTTTACTTAGTTCTTTATCTTCTAATATTTCTTCTAAGTATTTGTTCTTAACTTGGAACGAACCACTGAGAGTCTTGTGCGTATAAACGTTAGCACGATATGGCTCAATCGAAGGAGAAGTACCACCACATATGATACTAGAACTAGCGTTAGGAGCAACAGCGAGTAGATGAGCGTTCCTCCTGCCACTGCCACTGACATCAGGAGCTTCACCCCTTTCGTCTGCAAGTCTTTCAGAAGCTTTGGTTGCCTGTTTTTTAATGTATTTAAAAGCTTTATAATTGAAACCCGTAGCGAAGATACCTTCAAAAGGAATGTTGCGTGATTGGAGATACGAATGGAAGCCCATTGCACCGAGACCCAACGACCTTTCTCGATAAGCAGAGTAGGCAGATTTAAGAAACCCTTCTTTGCCCGGCTTAATATGTTTTTGAAACCTTTTAAAGTTTGCATTGTACTCTCCTAAGTTATCTGTGTCGACAGCGTTATCAATATAATGTTGAAGAACATTGTCAAGCATGGTAATTAAATCTTCAATGAATACAGGGTTCTCACTCCACTCATCAAAGTATTCTAAGTTGACAGAAGATAAACAACATACTGCTGTTCTCTCTTCATTGGTAGGTAAAGTAATCTCAGAACAAAGGTTGCTCTGTTTGATTTCTAATCCTAAATCTTTCTGTTCTTTTGGTAAAGCTTCATTACATCTATCGATGTTGACCATGTAAGGCTCACCTGTCTCTGCTCTAGCATTAATGATCTGCCACCATAAGTCTCGAGCATTAACAACCTTAATAGCTTCATTGCTTTTAGGGTCTACCAATCTCCAGTCTGCATCATCTTCAACAGCTTTCAAGAACTCATTGGTAATGTTAATACCGTTGTGAAGATTAAGATTCTTACGATTAATATCTCCACCTGATTCTTTACGCATGTTAATGAACTCTTCAATCTCTGGATGAGATATGTCCATGTAAGCTGCATAAGAACCACGTCTTGTGGTGCCTTGATTAAAGGCTAACATCTGTGAATCTACGACATGGATGAAAGGAATTGAACCAGTAGACTTACTACCGTGAGTAGTAGAAACACCGTTACTCCTGATGTCTCCCCAATATCCACCAATACCTCCACCTGAACTTGCCAACCAAATATTCTCGTCATAATGATCTGATAGACCAGTCCTGCTATCAGGTACATAATTGAGGAAACAGCTAATAGGAAGACCACGACTTGTTCCCCCGTTCCTAAGTATAGGAGTGCTAAACATGA